TGTTTGAAACTATACCCAATCGGATATAATTTATAGAAAAACCCAAAATTTATACGCATTCGGGTATAATGCATAGAAAAACCCAAAAACTATACGCAATGAGATTTCAAAAAAAGAAAATTACAGAAGAAGTAAGAGGTATTTTAGGAAAATATCTTGACGGTACTGAAAAAGAGTTTAGAGAAGCAACCGAAAAAATTGTAAATCTAATTCAATTAGAACACGCTCAAAAAATTAGATTAAAAGCTGAAAGAGATAATGCGCTTATTTCTGCTGACAAGTCTGATGTCTGGCATTCATTGTGAACCAATCGTCAGCCTCTGGTCTTACCAAACCTCCCCCAGCGTCAGCCTATAACCTGACCAACCAAACCCCAAACCTATGAAAACCACACCCACCGATTTCCGACGCTGGCAGATTCACATCCGCAAGGAATGCGTCAACTGCAACCGCCCCGACAAATCCGAAACCATCAAGGCTTGGTCCGTGAACTGGACCCTGCTCGGTCGTATCCTTCAAGCCAAAAACGCCTGACCATGGAATGGATTAAATGCTTGGACCGGATGCCGGAACCCGGTGAACCAGTCCTGATTTTCACGACCGACATGAATCAATTTATGGCATGGCTTGTGCATGACCGTTGGTACTACGAACACCAATCTTGGTTCCTCTCCGAAGTGAGCCATTGGATGCCTCTACCCCCTAACCCGTTTTAACCTAAACAAAATGAAAACACCAAGCGAACTAAGAGACTATTTTGCATCAAAAGCCCTTGAAGGGATATTTTCAAACGATTCATTGTATCGCTCAATATGTATGGATGCAGGTAATAACACAAGAGACAAAGAAAAAGACACTTATGAGAACTATATAGCCCAACAGTGCTATAAAATGGCAAACGCTATGATGAAAGAGCGAAAGATTGTATTGGATATCCTTGCCAAATAACTCGTTTTAACCATGGACCTAATCTCACGCACCATCCTCGGATACACGGCAGAGGTCGTCGGAGTCAGCCCCGATGACATCTTGAGCGAAGTCAAGACCCAAGAACTGGTGCTGGCTCGGTCAATCTTTGCTGACATCGCCTACTCGGAATACCTCTACACCTACTGCCAAATCGGGCGTATCATCAAGAGGAACCACGCAACGGTCATGCACAACCTCGAAATCCTTGCCAAAAACATGAGAGCAAGGCCGGACATCAAGTTTCTGCGTACACAGGTTTTAAACAGGACACGGGATTTTTTGCAACATTAGCGAGAACCCCCTCCATCTTTGCGTGAGTGAACGCAGAGGCTACCATACTTGACCTTTATCGCAGCGGAGAAATCCGCAAGGCTTGCCTCACGATTACGGGGGGCAATCCGCTTTGGAAGGACCTCGAACAAGAGGTCGTCCTAATTTTACTGGAAAAGGACCCCGACAAGATCACCAAGATGCAGGTGCAGGGATACCTGCGGTTCTACATCGTTCGCCTGATAATGAACCTGTACCGGGGCAACAACAACCAATTTGCGAAGAAGTACCGCCATCACGACGAGAGGGTCGAAGTGGACCCCGAAACCCAAGAACTGGGCAAGGACTACGACACCCTGCTTGACGACCTTTGGGCTATTGCCCAGCAAGAGATGGACTCTTGGGCCAAGGACGGAGCGTTCCCGTACGACAAGGAACTGCTGAACCTGCTCATGCAGACGGGGAACATGAAGGCGATGAGCCGTGAAACGGGCATCCCTTACCGTAGCATCATCTACTCCATCGAGCAGGCCAAGGCCAAAATCAAAACCGCAATCGAAGCCAATGGATATACTGGTTTTTCCAATCCTGATTAGTGCGCTTGCGACCCTTGCGGTCGTGGAGTTCCGGGTCCTGCCTTCGTGGTTCTACGCTTTGCCCTTCGCCAAGCGGAAGCCGTTTTCGTGCATGACCTGCTTCGGGTTTTGGCTTGGGGTTGCCTTGACCGTGCCGACCTGCCAATGGTACTTGGCCCCGATTCTCGGCCTTGCCACATCTGCCACCGCAATAATCATCCGAGAATGGACCTTCAAATGACCACCGACCAGTTCGTAATTGCCCAGAAGCACAGGAAGTACTGGGACCAATATGTGGCATCCCTAACCATGCGACTCCCACCCGATGCGGTTGGTGAACTGCAAGCCATCCTGACCGCTCACGGACGACCCCCCACAAATTGGTGGTGCGCTGACTGCGTAAAATCGGCCCTCCAATACATTTACCTACAAGCGGACTTGTTTGCCGAGTCCAATCAAAACACCATAACCCACCCCCTGAATGCCCCTGCCAATCCCGAACAATAACGAGTCAAGAGAAGGCTTCATTGGTCGCTGCATGAGCAACAACCAAACCAATGCGGAGTTCCCCGATACGGCTCAACGGCTTGCGGTTTGTGGCTCAACGTGGGAGAATCACAAAAGGCAGCAGTTCGAGTCATACTCCGACTACGGCCAAGAGATTCGCTCCAATGCCAAGCGAGGGATAGAACTCAACGAACGCAACGGGAACAAGTGTGCTACCCAAACAGGCAAGGTCCGGGCGCAGCAGTTAGCCAACGGGGAAGCCATCTCGGTGGAAACCATCAAGCGGATGCACTCCTACCTGTCAAGGGCCGAAACCTACTACGACAACGCTGACGACACCAGCGACTGCGGTTACATCTCATATCTCCTGTGGGGTGGAAAGTCTGCTCTCTCATGGTCAAGAAATAAACTCCGAGAACTTGGCGAACTCGAAGGCGAAGGATGACGAAGCCCAAGTGCAGGCTCGGATGGACTCGCTCATGATGGTCATCACCACCCTCTGCGACTGCATCGGAGCGGTGGACGATTCCAATGCCCCGAACCAGTACGAAGTGAAAATGAAAATCGTAAACAAGATTAGCGACCTAATCGACAAAATCGAATACTGATGACAGGCCGACCCCGTTCTTTTGAAACCCCTGAACAACTTTGGGAGGAATTCGTGCAGTATTGCACCAAGACGAAGGCACAACCTATCCTCGTAAAAGATTGGGTTGGGCCAAAAGCAATAGAGGTCTATCGTGAAAAGGAGGCTCCATTGACGATGGAGGGCTTTGCTCTGCATCTTTGGGATAAGGGTGTCAGGAGCGGTGCAGATGAGTATTTTACCAACAAAGACAACAGGTACGAAATGTTTTCGGAGGTCTGCTCACGTATAAAGAAAAGCATCCGAGCCGACCAAATCAAGGGAGGCATGGCTGGCATCTACAACCCATCCATCACTCAACGCCTCAACAACCTCGTGGAACGCCAAGAGAACACGGTCCACATCGAGCAGCCCCTATTCCCTGACAATGACTGATGCCAGTAAAAGAGCAGGAGAAGTTCATCCGAACCACGGCCGTAAATAAGGTCCGTGAGTTAAAGCGGTTCGTCAAAGGGGTACAAGGCGGTTCGTCTGCATCCAAGACGTATTCCATCCTTGCCGTTGAGATTGACTATTGCACTAAGAATCCCTACACGGAAACGAGCGTTGTAGCCGAATCCATCCCACACCTCAAGCGTGGGGCCATGAGGGACTTCATGAAGATTATGACCGTTACTGGGCGGTTCAATGCTGCCCGATGGAACGCCACCGACTTTCGGTACAAGTTCGCTAACGGCTCATACATCGAGTTCTTTTCGGCTGACGATGATTCCAAGTTGAGGGGTGCAAGAAGGGACAGGCTCTACATGAACGAGGCCAACAACCTTTCCTTCCACGCTTACACGGAACTGGCAGCACGGACCAAGCAATCGGTTATCCTTGACTGGAACCCGGTCAATGAGTTTTGGTTCCATTCCGAACTGATGCACGACGAGGACGTGGACTTCCTCATTCTAACCTACAAGGACAACGAAGCCTGCCCCAAAAGTGCAAGGGACTTCATCGAGAAAGCACGGGTCAAGGCTGAAACTTCGGAGTATTGGGCGAACTGGTACAAGGTCTACGGCCTTGGTCAGGTCGGGACGCTTCAGGGTGCGATATACGAGGACTTCGAGGTCGTGGAGGGTATAGATGTCAGCCGTGCGAAATTCGTCGCCCTTGGGCTTGACTGGGGCTTTAGCAACGCCCCTACGGCCTTGGTAGCAGTCTACCGCCAAGGGGACTGCCTGCTGATTCAGGAACTGCTCTACGCTACGGGCCTTACCAATCAAGACATCGGAGACAAGTTGCGGACCTTGGGCATCACAAGGGCTTGGGAGATAGTGGCCGATTCAGCAGAACCCAAGAGCATCGAGGAAATCTATCGGTTAGGTTTCAACATCAAGGAAGCGGACAAGGGTCCCGATTCGGTCAGGAACGGGATAGACATCCTGAAACGCTTTAAATTGCAAGTAACCAAGGATAGCACAAACCTGATTAAAGAACTGCGGTCCTATACTTGGGCTACGGATAAGGAGGGCAAGAACACGGGGGTCCCCATTGATTCCTTCAACCACGCCTGTGATGCGATGCGGTATGTGGCCCTTAACAAATTGAGGGTTAGCAACTCAGGGAAGTATGTTGTGGTGTAACTTTGCAGTACTAAACCTCTAAACAATGACACAGGACGAAATTAGACGATTAAAGCAATGGAATGTTGAAATCATATTCTTTGACCGAGGATGCCTTGTCAAGGTGGGATGCAAGTCATTTGCCTCTGAGAGCATTGAGGAAGCGATGGCAGAACTTGTGGCATACACCAAAGACCCGATTGGAGTTGGCAAGAAGTATGCGCCAGAGGAGTTTATTGAATTTACAAGTGCAACAAGTGCAAGGTTCAATGATGAACAAGGAACAAATCCTTGACCTGCTAATCGAAATCGGCAAGACGCTTGCAGCCGTTTTCTTCATCCTCACCCTTCTAACCCTCCTTTGGACCTTATGAAAGTCGTTCACTACTACCACATCTACTGCGGAGGCAACTGGCAGTTAATCCTCAACCAGCACATGATGGCCGTCTGCAATTACGGGCTTATCAACGTCTTGGACGAAATCCGTGTAGGCATTGTCGGTCCACCAGAACAACGCAAAGCGGTCAAGGAGGTGCTGGAAGGGTCCATGGTTGCCGATAAGGTCAAGGTTGTGGTTACCCGAACCAACGCTTGGGAGCAGGCGACGCTTACCGAAATGTACCGGGCAAGTCAGGAAGAGGAAGCCGTGTACCTGTACGCCCACACGAAGGGGGCAAGCGACCCATCTTTGATAAACCAGTTGTGGAATCGAAGCATGACCTTCTTCAACGTCGTGGCTTGGGAACGCTGCCTGCAACTGCTGGAAGGCGTGGATGCGGTGGGATGTCATTGGATTACCAAGGAGCAGTTCCCTCACATGGCCGATGCCAACAACCCCGAAGGCTATCCCTACTTTGGTGGAACCTATTGGTGGGCCAAGTCGAGCCACATCAAGGAACTCGGTGAGCCGGAACGCAAGCAGAGGTGGCAGGCAGAGCATTGGATTGGCAAGAAGCCCGACACCAAGGTCCACGACTCCAACCCCGGATGGCCGGGTCCCGAAAAATTTGTAATCACATTTTAACCATGAAAGACAAAGAACTGATTGCCAT